CATTTGCGTTCTGATTAATCATTACATCATCTACATAGATTTCAAACACATTTGGTTTGATACCACGAATAATCTTTACATTTTTACTTTGTGTAGAAAACTCTACCTCAACGACAGCTTCCCTTTGATTGATAGAATTTAATAGTTGAGATTTACTAATTTGTCTAAATGGTTTGTTAAACAGAACAAAACATAACGCATCTAGGATAGTAGATTTACCAGCACCATTCTCACCCACAACAAGTGTAGATGGATTCTGGTCAAGTTGAATTTCGGTGAAAGTATTTCCAGTAGATAGGAAGTTCTTCCACCTTACAGTATTAAAGGTTACCAAATTATAACTCCAAGTCACAAGCCTCTAGATATAAAGACTTCATAGTATTTTTCAATCGTTTCTTATCCAAGTCTACATCAAGTTCATCAATGTACTTTTCTAAGAGTGTAGTTGTATCTTGAGTATTCTCTGCAATATCATCTGATACATTAGTCGCATCCAAGTCAGAAAAGTCCTCAACAATTTTTACTTCATGTGTTTGTTCTTGTAACAACCTATCAGTAAATCTATCAAACTGGTATAAGTCTTTTTTGTTTACCACAACTAGTTTAATAAACTTATCTTTATATTGTGATACATCTACCTTACTATAATCTGTGGTGGTATCATCATAATAAATCTTTTCAAAGATTGTAAAAGGATTTATAATCCTCTCCAAGCTCTTATCTACCGTATCAAAGATATGAAAACCTTTAGGACAGTTATCATCACTCCATGTCATCTGGTAAGTGTTACCAAGATAATAGATATGTCCATCATCAGACTTTTTATGAAAGTGTCCAGAAAATACAGTATCGAACTTTTTGAACATTTCTTTTGGATGACCAGATTCAGAGAAGTGACCTTTATGCATTTCAAAACCATTAATCTCTAGGTGACCCATACAAACTTCTGCGTTTGTTTCTTTGATACCTTTCATGGTTGATGCATAGTTTTCTGCATTAATCCAAGGACAGAAAAAGATTGGAACATTACCAAAGTTTACTGTACAATTCTCTTCATAGAATTTTATGTTATTGTGTTTGTTACCAACCAGCTCTGCAAGAGAGTTTACCTCATTTGTATTCTTATAATAGGTATCGTGATTACCAATAAGAATATGTGTATCAATATTTCTATCTACTAGTGGTTGGATAAATCGTGTGCGAAAATCATTTGCAATCTTATATGATACAAACTTACGTCTGTCCATAGTATCACCTAAATGAATGATAGTATCAATACCTTTTTTATCAATTAATGGAAAAAATATCTCTTCCCAAAACTTGTAAAAGTATTCGTTAAATGGTAGACTATCATTTCTCGCACCGAAGTGGGTATCAGTTATCAGTGCTATCTTCATTATAAAATAATTCTAATCCTTTTGGTTTCTCTTTTTTCTTCTTGGGTTTGTAAACATCTTCATCTGGAAGATAATTCTTTTGTAGATAATCTGTATATGGATTATTTGTAAGTTCACCATTCTCTTCTTGTGTTAAGAACATATCTACATTCATATTTTCAATAATCTTATTCTTTACATGAGCTTGTTTCTTTTCCTTTTGTATTCGTCTGAGAAACGCATAGTAGATAATTTGTGTAAAATATGCAAAGGGATTATCCGATTTCTCTGGATTAAAGTTATGTACATACTGTAGACAATTCTCAATACCATCACTAATCATTTCTTCACGATAGGTATAATTAATAAAATTTGGACGATAGGATAGATGATTTGCAATCTTTAGAAAACACTCACCAATATAATTAGTGATTGGTGGTTGTGGTTTACCATCTTTTTTCGCTTGTTTACAACGGTCATTCCATTCTATCATGGCTTGTAAAAACTCTTTGTTGTTTACATAATGTGGTTTTTTTGATTTCTGTTTTGTCACTTCACCTTTTCCTTGTCAAAGTTATACATACGATACCAGAATCCTATACAAAAGTCAAGTCAAATTTATTTTCGTTTTTGACTTGACTCTGACTTGACAAACTGGTATATTCCCTATGTAGGGTTTGAAGATGATGCTTAGTGTATGGTTTTACTGGTATCGTAATCATCAAAGTATTCATCCATCATCTCTTCATCCATTTCTTCTTCTAAACGTCTTAACTGTTCTGGGGTAGGTTCTTGTTCTGAAAGAAGGGCATCTTTCCCTTTTTTCATTCGTAAGATACAAAATTCATAAAATTTAGCAATACCTATTGACGCAGTTGTTACTGCAACAATATTATTTTTAATAATTTCACAACTATCATTTTCACCATAACTTACCCAACGAGATAGAGCCATAGATTCTTCTATCCCAGTTTTTGACACTCTAGGGTAACTATTAATTTTTAATGGATTGTGTGCAGTGACCACACTGGTATCTTTTACTGCACTTAATGTAGTAATAATCTCATCTCCATTTGTAAGTTTTAATATTTTAGTATCCATATGTTAACTTTCTATTGGTAGATTTTTGATTTCATAATCAAACTCTTCTTCATTATAGATATTTATTCGTTCCATGAAATGGCGAAGTGTAAAGTTCTGTTTTGTCTTCCAAGTTAAATCGTCTGCTATATCATAAAGAGTAGCGGTGGACTTGTCTGTGCCTTGTCGCAACCCTCTACCGATTGATTGTAACACTCTAATGCGTGACTTGCTTGGGCTACTAAAGACCACATTATGAAGGTTACGAATATTGATACCAGTAGAAAACGTACCATAAGACGCAACGATAATTGCGTTCTTTTCTTTTTCTGTAATTTCACGAATGTTCTCCCTTGTCTGTGTATCTGTTCCACCCCATACATAAAAGACTTTTCTATCTAAATCTTTCATCATATCGTATAGAACAGCACCATGTTTTTCTACAAACTGAAATAGTACTAATGTATTACCTTTTAGATGAGTTGTCAAGTTTACAATAAATTTGTTTCTTCTTTCATCACGCACTAGTAAATCTACTTCATCTTGATAGTTCTGGTCTTTCATAAATTTTTTATCTGCATCTGGATATTGTAATACTATACATTTAATATTTAATTTTGCAAGTGTATTTTTATCCATTAATTCTTTTGTAGATGTAACTCTATTGACAGAACCAAACAAACCCTCTAATACTAATTGGTGTGTTTGCATACCATCAAGTGTACCAGTGAACCCATGACGATATTGGGTCTGGTGCATTTTGTTCATAATATTTGTAAGTGATTTAGCTTTGAACAAATGTACCTCATCTCCAATGATACAACCAAACTGTTCAAAGTATTTTCTGGGCATCTTATACAAAGACTGCCATGTGGATATTGTTACTTCTTTTGTAATCTCTCTAGAATGACCTTGGTATATCTTTTGCATTTTGCTTTCGACATAACCATAATCAAGAAAATCGGAGTACATCTGTTCCACAAGAGATGTTGTAGGAACAAGTATAAGGACTCTGTTAGACTCATACCATCTACTCAGTAGATAAATTATAAGTGACTTGCCTGAAGCAGTAGGACTAAGAGAAAGGCTCCGATTGTTTCTGACTGCATGAACAAATGCGGCCATCTGGTAATCACGAATCTGTAAACTCTTTCCCTTGGATTTAGGTGACACTCTTCTAACAAATCCACCCAAGACTGCATCTCTATGTTCTCCTTCATCTTTTACTCCTTCTCCATATTCAATACTTATGTCATTGCGTTTTGCAAATTCTTCAACATAAGGTACAAGACCGAAATAAATTTCGCCTGACATTTGGTTGTACAAACGAATCTTTCCATCCCATACACGACTTTTGTAGGTAGGCATAAACCTTGCGCCTGGCACTTCAAAGGTAAAGAAGTCTACCAGTTCTCTTGCAATATTTGGTTCTGTGTCAACCTTTACATATACGTCATTTTTCTTTGAAATTATCAAAGTGAACCTTCCATAAACCTTTTCCAATCAATCGCATTTTTGATTTGAAATCCACGATTGTTCATCATCTTGCAAACACTTTCTGCATAGTCACACATTGCATTGTGATAGTCTACTTTGTGTTTAGCTTGTATTAAGTCCTCATCACTTTCAAGGTAGGTAGGAATGTCTTGTTTGAGAACCTTTAGGTCAAATGGTTTTTCTTGATAAACCTTTGGGTCAGATTTACCAGAGTAATATTCCCATTTGTGTCTTAGAAGTTTTTTATATTCTGCGTCTGCTTGTTTTGATAACAAGTTCCAACGAGTAAAGATTTTTAGATACTTACCATAGAGTTCTGGTGTTTTAAGTGATTCAATATCCAGTTGTTCTCTATCTATCTTGAGGTCTTTTTCAGCCTCTTTCTGTAGTTGTTCTAAATCCATTATATTATCCTCAATTCAAGCGGTGGTGGATTGTCTTACTTTTTCTATATTTAATGAAATCTAGTTTCAATATAAAAATCGTTGTTCAAGATATATCCACCACCTTGTATTATATAGTAAACATCTCATACAACTTATATGTAAAAGTTGCAGTTGCAGTCAAATACGTTACATCTGTCTCTTGTTGATTAAATGAAAGACCACTTAATGCAACTGGATACAAATCAGAAAATCTGACTTCCATCACTGGATTATTCTTTGCAGTCATGACTGTAAGTGTTGCATCTCCAAACATGGCTTGAATACCAGTTGGTGTGCCTGGGTTTTTTACATCACCCCTTACAGATTCAACAGTTGGAAATGCGTT